CTAGATTTGAGGCAGGAACTAAGGTCTTGACTTTTGTCAACGATGAAAATAATAATCAGGACGTTGCAACAACAATCTGTGAAGAGGGATATACCGCTTCTGGTACTCTTGAGACCGTTCAAGAGAACATCATCTCCGTAAGAAATGCAAGAATTGAGAACAAGAGAGATTTTGAGGAACAGGCAGTAGCAAGAACTACTGGCGTTCAGGTTGTTGATAGTCAAGTTGTTGGTCAGGAGTCAAGAACTCAAAGAGTTACACTTTGGTATGATCCTCTGGCACAATCATTCCTTGTCGATGATCCTACTGGAATCTATCTCACCAAGTGCGATGTCTTCTTTAGAACTAAGGACGACACTGATGTTCCAGTAACTCTCCAAATCAGAACCATGAAGGGTGGTCTTCCTACCCAGAAGATTCTCCCATTCTCCGAAATTGTTCTTGATCCAGATCAGATCAATCTCTCTGCTGATGGAAGTGTTGCAACCTCATTTGAATTTGATGCTCCAGTATTCTTAGAAGGAAGCACAGAATATGCAATTTGTATTGCGTCACAGTCAACTAAGTACAGCGTATATATCTCTAGAATTGGTGAAAATGATCTCCTTTCGGATACATTCATCTCTAACCAACCATATCTTGGATCTCTGTTTAAGTCACAGAACGCATCTACTTGGGAACCAAGTCAGTGGGAGGATCTTAAGTTTGTTCTTTACAGAGCAGACTTTGTTGAAACTGGTTCGGTTGAATTCTACAACCCCTCATTGAAGAAAGGAAACAACCAGATTCCTCTCCTCACAGAGAATCCAATTAAGATGAACTCCAAAGAAGTCAGAGTTGCTCTGTCAACTGATTTCAATGATCCTGATCTGGCATTTGGTAATACCATCATTCAGGTTGGTACAAACGCATCTGCTAACTTTGTAGGAACTGCTGGAACGGCAAACGGAACCCTTCAGGTTATCAATGCAGGTATTGGATACACTGGACCGTTTACTCACACTGGAGTCGCTCTGACGACGGTTACAGGTAACGGAAGAAACCTGACTGCCGATATTCAAATCAAACAGGATGGAACTGTTGGTTTCGCCACCGTCAATACTTCTGGAGCAAATCCTGGTGGATCTGGTTATCAAGTCGGTGATGTCTTGGGTGTAACAGTCATTGGTCAGAACAACATTGGTTCTGGTATGCGCTTGTCCGTAACAGGAATCGGTCGTAGTTCTGAACTTCTTCTGAACAACGTACAAGGTGACTTTGAAGTTGGCGTTGCTAAAACTATTCAATTCATCAACAGTGCTGGAGTTACGACAACTCTGAATTATGCTGGAGGATCTGCTCTTGGTCCTTGGCCCTCTCCAACGGAGATTACAACAATCACGGACGGAACTCACATTGTTGTAAATCATAAGAACCATGGAATGTATTCCAGTGACAACCAAGTCACACTTTCTGGAATCAGACCTGATCTCAAACCAACCAGATTAACTGCCGCATACTCTGCATCTGATACTGGAACAATTTCTGTTGAGAGTGTTACTAACTTCCAGAGTTTTGAAAACATTGGTGTTGCAGTAACTAACCCTGGTTATCTCTTGATTGGAGATGAAATTGTTGGTTATACGACTGCAACTGGCGGATCTATCAACGGTATCACTAGAGGTGCTAATCCTGCAGAATATCCAGTTGGAACTCCAGTTTATAAGTATGAAACTAGTGGCGTATCTCTCAGAAGACTGAATAAGACACACAATCTTGGAGATGTTACGGTAGCAGATCCAATCAGTTTTGACTCCTACAACATCAAAGTAGATATGTCTGCTGATGGTGTTGATAGAACTACTGCTTCTGGATGGCCTAAGTTGTTTACTACCGCTACTAAGTCAACTGGTGGTAATCAGGTAAGAGCAACACAGAACATTCCTTATGAGATTCTTACTCCACAGGTAAGTAACGTAACTCCTAAAGGAACTAGTGTTTCTGCGACTGCTAGAACAGTTAGTGCTCAAAGTTTGAGTGGTGTTGAAGTTCCATTCATTGATCTTGGATTTGAGAACGTCACTCTCAATACTCCCAACTACTTTACTTCTGCCAGAATGGTCGCTTCTGACATCAATGCTTCAAATAATCTGACCAATCTCCCTGGCAATAAGTCACTGAACCTTAGCGTTCAAATGGCTAGCACGGATTCAAGATTGTCTCCTGTAATTGACGCTCAACGAGTCAGTGCAATCTATACTTCACATAGAGTCAACAGCGTAATTCAAGATTTCGCACTTGATTCTAGAACTGGTTCAATTTCTGAAGACCCAACTGCTTTCAAGTATGTTTCGCAAGAAATGACTTTGGAAAATGGAGCAACTTCCTTAAAGATTCTGACAGCAACACACTTTAATCCTTATATGGACATTAGAGCATTCTATGCTATCGGCAATGACCGTGGATTTAATCCTATCTTTGTCCCATTCCCAGGATATAAGAATCTTAATGGTCAAGGTGAAATTATCAACCTTCAGGATAGTGATGGAAGATCTGACAAGTTTGTTGAGGTAGTTCAAACTCCTAGAGGATCGGGAGCGCCAAACACGTTCCAGGAAATTACCTTTACTAGAGACAACTTACCAACATTTAAACATTTTAGAGTGAAAGTGGTTCTTACATCAACCAATCAGGCTTATCCTCCAGCACTTAGAGATTTTAGAGTTATCGCCCTTGCGTAATTATGAACGAATATGTAAAAGTAAAGGATCACCTCAATTTAGAGAGGGATCCTAGGACCAATGCTATTTTGAATACAAGCAAAAATGAATATGAAGAATACATTGAGAGAAGAAACAAAAGACGCTCCGAGTCACAAAGAGTCGGAGCTCTTGAATCTGAGGTAAAGGATATTAAGAATGATCTGAATGAAATTAAGTCTCTTCTCCTAGACTTGGCAAGAAAACAAGACTAAATAGCATTATAAGGAGCAATGAGTAAATGGCACAACCATCTACCAGGCAGGAGTTAATTGACTACTGCAAAAGACAACTTGGATATCCTGTTCTTGAGATCAACGTTGCTGATGAGCAAATTGATGACTTGGTAGATGACGCCATTCAGTATTTCCAGGAAAGACACTTTGACGGCGTATACGAAGCATATTATAAGTACAAAATCACTCAAGCAGATATTGATAGAGGTAGAACTAGAGGTGGAAATAACCCTGTAGGTATCGCCACGACTACAGCAACTACAAGTATTGTTGGAACTGCTACTACCTTTACATACGAAGAAAATAGCAACTACTTACAAGTTCCTCCAAACGTAATTGGAGTTACTAAGTTGTTCCACTTTGACGGAACAAATACAGTCACTAACAATATGTTTAGTGTTAGATATCAGATGTTCTTGAATGATATCTACTACTGGGGTGCAACAGAGATGTTGACCTATGCGATGACGAAGACATATCTGGAAGATATTAATTTCTTATTGACTACAGACAAACAGATAAGATTTAATAAACGTCAAGATAGATTGTATCTGGACCTTGATTGGTCTGCAGTCAGTGTTGACGACTATCTGATTATTCAGTGTCATTCGACATTAGATCCAAATGATTATGCAAGAGTCTACAATGACTCATTCCTCAAACCATATCTCACTGCATTGATCAAGAGGCAGTGGGGAATGAACATGATGAAGTTTACTGGAGTCAAACTACCAGGCGGAGTTGAGTTGAACGGTAGACAAATGTATGATGATGCTGAGAAAGACTTAGAGAAAATAATGGAGAAAATGTCAAATACTTATGAACTTCCTCCATTCGACATGATCGGTTGATATTATGGCACTTAATCCCTTCTTTTTACAAGGTGCTCCGTCAGAACAGAATCTGATTCAGGACTTAATTAACGAACAACTCCGCATGTATGGAGTTGAAGTTCATTATATGCCTAGGAGATATGTCACAGAAAAGACTGTGATTAGAGAGGTTATTGAATCAGAATTCAAAGATGCATATCCTATTGAGGCATATGTAGAGAACTTTGAAGGATATGGGGATCAGACAACTATTCTTTCAAAGTTTGGTATCCAATCAACACAAGAAATAACTCTTACAATCTCCAAAGAGAGATTTGAAGCATATATCTCTCCTTTGATGAGAGGGCAAGACGATATTAAATTGCATACAAGACCCAAAGAAGGGGATTTAGTTTATTTCCCACTTGGAGATAGACTCTTTGAAATTAAGTTCGTAGAACACGAAAAACCTTTCTATCAGTTACAGAAGGGATATGTCTACACTCTGAAGTGTGAAATGTTCAGATATGGTAATGAAGTTATTGACACTGACGTTGATGAAATTGATGATACTATCACTGGCAATCTTGTCGATGGAGATGGTGATGGTATTGTAGATGGAACTGCATTTACAAGAACTCTGAATCTTATCGGAGCAGGAACCACAGCAACCGCTACTGTTGCTGAAATTTGTGACGGTGGTATTAGATATATTAACGTAACAAACAGAGGTGGTGGATATACTTACAACCCAAGAGTTGGTATTTCTTCCGCACCATCTGGAGGAACAACAGGTATTGCAACTGCCACAAGAATCGCTGGTATTGTTGCATGTGAATTGAATGTCAATCCAATAGCCCGTTCAGTTCAAAGAGTTGACTTAATAAATCCTGGTTGTGGTTATACTGAACCACCTGGAATTAGATTTATTGGTGATGGCGTGGGAGCAGCAGCAACTTCCGCAATCGGCAATGGAGTTGCTAGTGGACTCATCACTATCACTGATGGTGGTTCTGGTTATATCCAGTCACTTCCACCTACAGTTACCTTTAGTGGAGTTGCTACAGTATCTGCCGCTGCAACAGCTGTTGTTAGTGCTGCAGGTACAATTAGTGCAATTCACTACACTAATGCTGGTCTGGGATACACTGCTGTGCCTACAATTACAATTGGAGCACCAAACCTGGTCGGAGTCGGAACCTATCAGAAGAACGAAACTGTCACAGGATCCTCTTCAGGAACTACCGCAGTCGTTGTTTCTTGGACTGCTTCTACATCTAAGTTGGAGGTATTCAGAGCAACTGGAGACTTCACGGTAGGGGAGCAAATTGTTGGTGCGGCGTCTTCCGCAAGTTACAAACTTAACACCACAACATTCCCTGAAAGTGGATTTACTTCTAACCAGGAAATCGAAGATGCAGCAGATGATATCATTGATTTTACCGAAACAAATCCATTCGGTATGCCTTGACCCTAAATAATTGTTAAACAAGAACCAAAACGATGTTTGAGTATTTTTATAACGAAATTTTTAGGAGGACCATTATATCATTTGGTTCTTTGTTTAACGAAATTTCAATCAAGCAGGAGAACTCTTCTGGCAATACTGTAAATGACTTTAGGGTTCCCTTAGCGTATGGTCCTACGCAAAAGTTTTTAGCAAGGTTGAATCAGCAACCAGACTTAAACAAGTCCACTTCTTTGACATTGCCTAGAATGTCATTTGAGTTTGTTGGTCTTGAGTATGACCCTACCAGAAAGTTGCAGCAGACTCAAACTTTCAAGAAAGGTTCGACATCAGATCCCACTCAAATTCAGAAGGTCTATACTCCAGTTCCATATAATATGAATTTTGAACTGGCAATCTTCACTAAGTTGAATGATGATATGCTGCAGATCGTAGAACAGATTCTGCCATATTTTCAACCACACTACAATATGACTCTCAATCTTGTAGATACGATTGGTGAGAAAAAAGATGTCCCAGTCGTTCTCAATAGCATTGATATGAATGATGACTATGAGGGAGACTTCACTACAAGAAGAGCACTTATCTACACTCTGAGATTTTCTGCAAAGACTTACCTCTACGGTCCTGTGGCCTCCGTAAGCAGCGATATCATCACCAAGTCAACTATCGGGTATGTTGCTGGTTCTACAGGTGGCACAGAGTACAGCAGAGACCTCTCATACAGAGTTACACCAAGAGCGATCAAGAACTACACAGGAACAGTTCTTTCTAATCTCACTGACGATATCACCCTTGGTGCAACAGTCATCAAGGTTGATGATCCAACCGCATTCACTGCAGATACTTATGTTGAGATTGATGGAGAGGCAGTATACATTACGGATGTTACTGACGAAAGTATTAAGGTCAAGAGAGGTCAAGACAATACGACTGCTACGAAGCACCTCAGAGGCGAACCTGTCAAGTCTATTACGGCGGCAGACGATGCACTCATTCCTGCAGGCGACGACTTTGGTTTCAGCGTAGAATACATCTGATAGGACAATGAAAATGACGAAACAGTTTGATGAACTCAATGAAACTTTTGATGTTGCAGGAGACATCGTATCCTCAGAACCAGTAAAAGACACACCAAAACCTATCCCAACTTCGGCATCTTCTACAGATGATATAAAGAAAGATTATGAATACACCAGAGGTAATTTATATTCTATTATCGAAAAGGGACAGGAAGCAATCAACGGCATTCTAGAACTCGCTCAAGAGAGTGAGATGCCTAGAGCATATGAAGTTGCAGGTCAGTTAATTAAGAACGTTGCAGACGCAACTGACAAGTTGATGGAGTTGCAGAAGAAACTCAAGGACGTTGAAGAAGAGACTGTTGCTAAGGGTCCAACGAATGTCACTAATGCACTGTTTGTAGGATCCACTGCAGAATTATCAAAACTACTTAAGAACCAGGGTAAAGACCAAGACCAATCTAAATAGTTAAAAAAGGACCATGGCGAATCCTGTTATTAACATTACCATCCCTCAGGGTGCAAACTTTGAGGAGACTTTCCAGTCTACTGAGACAGATGGATCTGCGTCCAATCTTTCTGGGTATAGTGGAGAGGCAAAGGTAAAGAAACATCCCGCTGCAACTGAATCAACTTCATTTACAGTTAATATTACTGGTGGAACAGGTGAAGTTGCAATCGCTATGACTAGTGGTGTCACAGGATCACTTTCTCCAGGTCGTTATTTGTATGATGTTAGATTAACATCTTCTACTGGAACTAAAACTAGACTAGTAGAGGGTATGGCACTCGTAACCGCAGGTATTAGCACGTAAAAACTATGCCAGTAGTCAGAAAAGCATCAATCGCAACTAGAGTCACTGTAAAAAGAGAAATAGGGACAATATCTGCTGCAGGCAGTAGAAGCGTAAGACTACAAAGAGCCGCTGCCGACATTCAGGATCTTGGAGATGTAAGTCTTCCCAGTCTCGGATCGGGACAAGATGGTCATGTTCTAATTTATGATTCTACTCTCGACAAATTTAAACTAGTTGATCCTGATACAGTAATAAGCGCATCTGTAGATGACAATGATCTTCCTGATGACTTCATCTCACAACTTGAAGATGAAATTGATCTCGGAAATGTTCAACTCGATGAAGTTGATGGTGGAGGATTTGTCTGATGGCGTCTTTTAGGGACTTAGGAGATACTAATTTTGGCACTCTTGGCAATTCTAAAAATAAACATTTAGTTGCATACGATGCATCACAAAATAAATTTGTAATGAGATCTATGGACGATGTTTTTTCATCAGATGCAGTTCTTGATGGGGATTTACCAGACGATTTTGTTACTCAGATTGAGGCAGAGATTGATACTGCTAATATGGATTTGACTGCGATAGACGGTGGAGGTTTCTAGTTTCTTTCTAGTCTAAATAATAAAAACAATAGTGTTTAATACAGATGGCGGCTCCCGTAATTCAGTTTAAGAGAGGCCTCCTTACTAATCTCCCTGGATTGAGGGCAGGTGAACCAGGCTTTACTACAGATGCTTATGATCTCTATGTCGGCATCGACTCTACCACAAATAATAACCAATTCGTAGGTTCTGGTAGATATTGGCAAGTTAATACCGATACCGTTGGTAGTGGTGTTAAACTTGTAGAAGGTACAAACAACGGCACGAATGCCGTTACCATTAAGTCACCTAACTCCCTGGCAGCAAGTTATACGCTGACCATGCCTGCGGACGACGGTAACGCTAATGACGTTCTCGTTAGTGACGGTTCTGGTAACCTGTCGTTCTCTGCACCTGCCGCTTCCAACTTCACCCTTGCTGCTGACTCTGGGGCTGACGACACCTTCAGCACTGGTAGTACGCTGACCTTTACTGGTGGCGAAGGTATTGATACTACTGTTAGTGATGATGAGATTACTATCGCTGCAGAAGATGCATCAGACTCCAATAAGGGTATTGCATCATTCGATACCGATGACTTTGACGTTTCTTCTGGTAACGTAACTCTTGGAGACAGTGCTAACGGTGCTGTTCTTGCAGTTAGCGGTACAGAAGCAGAAATTGCTGTTTCCAGATCAAACGGAACTGTAACAGTCAGTCTTCCAGATAACGTTACTGTAGGCGCTGCATTAACAGTAACTGGTAAGTTGGATGTCAATGGAACCGACCACGACATTGCTGGTGCCATTGCTCTGGATCATGTTACATCATCTGGAATTGTAACTGCTACTACATTTAGTGGTTCTGGTGCTTCTTTAACAGATATTCCTAATGGTGCTCTCACCAACAACACTGTTTCGTTTGGTGGTGTTTCTGTTGCTCTTGGTTCTGCTGATGCAACTCCAGCATTCGATCTGGCAGACGCAACTGGTCTTCCAATCAGCACTGGTGTTGATGGTCTTGGAACTAATGTTGCCACATTCCTTGGAACTCCTTCTTCTGCCAACTTAGCATCAGCAGTTACTGATGAAACTGGTTCAGGAGCTCTGGTATTTGCCACTTCACCAACACTCGTAACTCCAACTTTAGGAACAGCATCTGCTACGAATGTTAATGTTAGTGGTGTTACCACGACTGGAACTCTGAAGATTGGTACTGCCAATGCTGTTGGTATTACCACAGTTCTTGATGAAGACAATATGTCTTCAAACAGCAATACCGCACTGGCTACTCAACAGTCTATTAAGGCATATGTTGATTCACAAACCAGTGGTCTTGACTTAGAGTTCGGAACCGCTGGTGACTCTGGTACTGGCACAGTTAATACCTCACAGTCACTGACAGTTTCTGGTACTTCTAACGAGATTGAAACCACCGCGTCAAACCAGACCATTACGATTGGTCTTCCTAATGACGTTACCGTCTCTAACAACCTGACGGTTTCTGGTAACCTGTACGTCAACGGTTCTACCACACAGGTTAATACCTCTCAGACAACCATTGAAGACCAACTCCTTGACCTGGGTATGGTCGATGGTTCTGCACCATCATCTGATCTGAACAAGGACATCGGTGTTCTCTTCAACTACTACTCTGGTTCTGCTAAGAAAGCAGGTGTATATTGGGATGATAGCACTTCGAGAGTTGTTGTTTCACAAGACGTATCCGAATCTTCAGGTGTTCTGACCAACAATACTGGTGGCGCACTGGAAGTTGCGTCTCTGTATGTCTCTGGTTGCAGTGGCACTATCGACGAAGTAATTGGTTGTGATGGCAACACAATTGTAATCACGAACGCAACGATCGACGGCGGTTCATTCTGATCTC